CAGGGATAGCAAGATAATCCGAATAAGCTTCACAATGAGTTCTGAAACCCTAGGAATAACAGAAAGAACTCGCACTAATGGCAAAACAAAATACAAAACAGTAATTAGTTGTAGAGCCTTAGATATTGACGAATTAAACGAGTACATAACAATAAATTATAAGTGAAATGAGTGAGAAATATGAAAGATACATCCACAAACATATTGAACTCTGCACAAAATGCGAAGGTGAAGGGATTCGATATATTTTTGCGAAGTATGATTTACTGCACCAAGAACCGATACGAATAACCTGCGAAGTCTGCGAAGGGAGTGGACGGGTATATGTGAGTAAGAAAACTGAAATAACTGTAGAAGCTTTTAAATAGAATTATGAGACTAGTAGAAATAAAAATAGATAGGAAAACACTTCCTAAAAATGGTCAAAAAATCAAATGGCAAACCTATGAAGATTTTAATAATAATGAATGGAAAGAAGGTGTGTTTAGTTCAGGAGATGATTTATTTTGTGTCGGATTTGAATTTACACCAAATGATTGGGATTTGAGTTTTAAAGTATTACACTGGATCCCACTTTGATATTAAATTAAACAGCCCTGGGCAATTCTGCTCAGGGCTGTTTGTCTAAATCATTCAGCTTTCTTTCAAAGGCCTCAATGTTCCGTTTATCCACTTCAGCAGAATCACCAATGAACTTACGAGCCGGAATAGTGACGTTATGATTGCGTCCGGCGTTCGTAGTGCCTTCATTTTGTGCTTTGGAGTACTCTTTGTCGGAAACCATGTGAACTTCGCCATTAGCGGCGTTTAGATATTCAATACTCATTCCCAAATCACCCGTATCACCGGTTAGAATCTTACGTGTAGCAGCTGCACCTTTTGTTTTTGGATTTAGCCGGCGCTTTACCTCTTCCCACGATTCGTTTTGTGTGTCCATAAAACCTTCGTTCTGGAAGTTCTCTGTAAATACATCCCTGGCATTCTTACCCATTATCACCGGTGCATCGTCATCAATGAAGCGTCTGGCCTCTTCGGACATGTTTAGTAAGTGGCTTGCAAATTGGTCTCCGTCCATAAATTTTGTATTAAATATCAGTTAGTGAGTACAATTATTCAAAATATATTGTACTTTTGTGGAGTCGGAGTTGCGTACTTCGACGCTACCCGTGGCGAATAGGTTATTTATAACTTGTTCGCCACGGTTCATTTTATGAATACGTGAACATCTTCCCCGGTCATTACTACAATCTTTTTTAGGTTTGCTCTATCTTTCAATGCAAACTGCCATGATGCAAAACGCTCCAAATATGATTTTGAAACTACATCAGTACATTTGATCACGGCGATATCGGCCTGTTGAGAGGCTTTTAAAACATTTTTGCTCAAATGGTTCGCATCAGTCGACTTAAATTCAAGTAAACTACCATCACCCATGCAATCAGGGCATTTTGTTCTATGTATTGACTGGTATGCTTTGCCATAGTAACGTGTTCTCAATTCAACTTCAGACTGGTGAATACGAGGTAATAAAGTAGCTTCTTTCACCACTTTATTTTTTACCAATGCTTCTACAATCTTTGCATTTTCAACCGTTTCAGGCTCTTTCAAACAAAGGAAATGTTCCTTGTATTTTACTCCTGAAGCTGTAGTTTTGTTTAAGTAAACAACCTCATCCGGATTATACAGAACTCCAACATCAGGTATATGCTTTTCTACACGACTGAAGTAAGGGTGTTTATCCGTAAAAATCTCATTGGTGTAATACGGATTACCTTCGAGCCCTGGAGAAACAGGAACCGGTGTAATATCGGTGTTATCAGTAGCTGCTTTATCGGTATTTCTCCAATCGCATTTACAGTTGTAAATACAACCCGGTGAATTATCCTTCAGGAACGAATCATCCATTGACCAAATACGGCCAACGTATGTCAGGTGAAGTTCACGCGGTGAAGCTGATCGGGTTCTCAACCATTCAATGTTTGGGAATAGGCGTTTTTCCTTTGTAAATTGCGCCCATTGTTTGGCTACACGACACCGATGCGAAGTGGTATTGTATTCAGTTGCCTGGGCACGGTTTGCACGGCCTATTACTACTTTAGCGGCTTTCTGATACTCTTCTTTGCTTCGTACAACGCCATTTATGTCGGCTTTACAGCGTTCTAATTGCTGAATGGTATAATTGGCCTTTGCAGCTGCTAAACGGCTCACATTGTTTTTAAATAGCTTCGCAGTCTCTTCGTTATCGGATGCAACCGCACGATGTAAATCGTCGTTGTACGTGTCGAAAATAGGGCGCATGAGTTCACTGCCTTTGCCCTGCCATATTTGCTCTATAGAACCGTTTAAATCCGTTTGACGGTTTGCCAGTTGCAAACTTGGATATTCGGAAATAGCCAATTGGCGTGTTTCTAAATCATTGTTGAAATAAAGTAGATCGGTGTCAATTACCCCGGGTACTCTTAGGTTTAGACCTTTTCCAAAGTAGGAAGAAACTTTGGAAAAGGCCGTGTTAGAGTCCGGGGCTAATCGAAAAAACTGAGCGACTGGTTACTTGATTTAGCCGGTTGGGTTTTTGGGTTCTCTTTGTCAAGCTTTACACCGTAAGTACTTTCGATGTATTCAGTTGTAAGGTTATAACCATATTTAAGCAACTCACTGTCTTCCTTAATCTTTTCACTAGCTTTCACGTTCTTTTTAGCCTGAAGCTCCACTGTGTAGCCTTCCGGTATATCAAAACCGAGATTACGCAAAATAGGAACGAAATCATCATTAATCCAGTCCTGAACATCAGCTATGTCAGCATCGGTTATATCCTGGAACATTTGAAGGTGAACATCAGCTTGTGACTTGCTAGAACCATCATCCATAGTCATGGTTTGCCCTACAATACCTTTGGACATTTCTTTGTTTATACGTTCAATTTTCTTGTCAAACACATTGAAAGAATCAGTTTTCTGATTCTCTTTTATTTCAATTTCAGTTTGTTTGTCAAATATACCATAGCTTGACGTTCCCATCATTTGAAGCCACTCCTGAAGCTCATCTTTGTGCTTTTTGGTGTTGATCATTGTTTTTGCAATACGGATCGGCACACCGAATATTTGCTCAAACTCATCCCACGAAGCCCATGAATGACGTTTGTAAATTGTCATTGGAGCGATGCGTTCCAGGATACCGCCTTTATCAGGTGATAGTTGAATGTAAATAAGAAAGTTTGAAAAATCTTCGTACCTTATAGCAATTCCCGAAGGGTTATGGGCTTCTTTCAATAATAGTCCTTTTTCAGGAATAATGTTTTCGCGAGGTATATCAATGAGTTTGCGAATGCTTCCCGAAGTGAAATCGGATATCAGGAACATACTATATTCATAGAACTTTGACTCCATTGCTTTACGAATGGCATGGCGAAACCACTTTTTATTGATTTGTTTTGAACGCTCATCGTCCTGTTTACCTTCAGCATCCTTGAATACGGCAATTTTATTGACAACACGCAAAATACGTTGTTGGATAGCTCCCTGAAGGTGGTTATCTAACATCGCATCTTTGTACAGTTGTTGTATCAGGTAGGTTACTGGATTAAACGGATCATAGCGTGACATACGGGCGTTTTGCCAGTCTGTTACTTCTTTCCGGTACATAGATTCATACAGACGGAAATAATCAATTTCCATAGTATCAGAACCGCGTGTGTCGGTTATTGGTGGTTTCTTAGCATTGCGCCCTGTTGTTTGTGTATTGGCCGTTGGCTTTGCTGCGAATGCTAATTTATTGAAGTCTTTTTGCTTTTTCATATCTATGAATTAATAAGCTGAGTTGTATCGTGTATTTCCACCGTATCTGTTTTCACCGGTGGTTCCTTCGGTGTCGGTTATCTCTGTTGGCTTCTCCGGTAGGGTTCTATCTCCCAGTTCCCCTGTGTATGCTTTTTCTAGCCAGTCTATTGTTTCTGAATATCTTCGCGCTGCAACGGCATTTGTATCGCGTGTACGGCGTTCATAAATCTCATAGATCACAATATCCTTCAGGCGTTTTACAATAGCTTTTTTACGGGTTGCTCCAGTTGCATTGAAAATTACATCAATGTCGTAATACCGGCTTAAATAGCCTTTCATCTTATCAATACTTTCATCGATAATGTCGGTAATAATCGTATCATCCATATCAGTAAGAATATTGATAAGATTCAAGTCTCCGACGGTTTTAAGTTCGTCTTTAGTTAGAAATGCCATAATAGTAGCTTGTTAGTAATTAATATCCACCGCGTTCTCGTTTACCGATTATCGGTTTATTATCGTTCTCATTATCCTCTTCTTCACCACCATTCAGATATTCCTGGGCTTTGAGAATTGCATCAGTCAATGAGTCCGGAAAATCGACCGGATAACTACCTCCTTTCTCAAAGTTGAGCATTTGTGCTTTGGCCTCTTCCCAATCCGGATTAAACTCCAGTTCTTCGCTGAAATCCAAAATACCAGTGCTTAGTACGCTTACCAGTGTGGTATCAATCTTTGTATATTTATCCGTTTGGCTTTTTTGCGAAATTGGAATACTGATAGATTGATATTTCTTAGCAGCCCGAATAAGTATCGGGTAATAAATAACTTCCTGAGAAACGCTACCATCAAAGTAGTAGATAGTTGAACCATTTATGCTCAGTATTTTTTTAGCCTGTGTATAATGATATTCCAGGGCGGTTTCGATATCGGCTGTTTGCCGGCAATAAATATCAATAACGGTCATGTGCAAGTCGCGAACTCCAACTGTAGCCAGTGCTTTGTAACAGGCTTTGTCTGAGTAGGCAAAATCCCAGTTGCCTACAATTACGAGATAAGCATCAAACGGCTTTGGTTTTACCATTCGAATCCATTCTTTCTTGATACGTTTACCCACATTTATAGGCGTGTTGTAGAATTCGCCCGAAAGCGTTGCCTGATCATGTTCGTATTGTTCAACCTTACGTAGGCAATCAGCTTTAGTGTATCGCTCCTCCCAGCTAGGTTTCCACCCGGTTGAATTCTTTAGTTTATCGTAATACTCAGTAGTGAGGTTTACGAGGTAGAGCGTTGCGTACTTTTCTTTTCGGATTTGGTTCTGTTTGGTATCAATTTTTTTAAGGTCAAAACCTTTACGTTCGGCCAGTGTGGACACAAAACCCTTTTCGGTAAAATAATTGTTGTTGATGATAGTGCGTTCGGAATTCTTTGAAAATGCGCCCTGAATATCACCGGTTACTTTGTCGGCATACTCCTGTACGAGCGATTTGTTCATTGATTTCTTTTTATCCTCTACATCATCAATCGACACATATTCAAGCCTTACGCCATTTTGGCGCAATCCACGAAACGGTTGATCAATACCCAACGCCATGAACGTGCAACGGTCGGTTGTCTCAAATTGACCATCGGCCCAATTACCATAGCTTTTCTGAATTCCAAAATCTTTTATTATCCTTTCGTTGCATTCAAATTGTACTTGTAAGTCCTGAAGCAACATAGCAGCGCGAACTTCATTGGCTCCAACTACCAGTTGGAACATGGCTTTTTTAGTTTGCTTTAGTCCGAATGCATACCCCATGTTAGCATGAGTAGATTTAGCTCCACCACGAAAAATAAGATTGAATAACGTTATGAAAGATTCGTTATAAAGGTCTTTGTAAATTGCTGTATGATACCATGCACAATCGCTATCAGCCATAGGTATGGTTGTATCTTTCCCGAAATAATAGTTGAACATGTCACCATAGTTTTCAGGCTTGAAAAGCCATTCTATACGTGTCTCCTGTTGCTCGGCGGTCTCTTTTATAAGAGAGTCGATAGTAGCTTTACGTATAAAATCAGACTTTTCACGGAAGCGATCTAGTAAGTCTTTATATTCTTTTTTAGTCATTATACACGTGTGTAATAGAAAGATATTTTCTTTAAATCATCTGATGTCATTGTTTTTGGGAACTTTCCCAGTTGGCGTTGTTCTTTGAACCAACGCTTGCTGATGATACGAATATGACCTTCAAGTTTTATCACAAACATTTGTGATCCTGATTCTTCGCGATACTTATCCGCCTTATGTTTTAGGCGTTTTATTTTATACCCAATTCTATACTCATTCAGTTCTGAAAGCCATTTAAGAAAGATATTTGTTAGTTTATTCATTGCCTAATACTTCATTTGTTAGACGGGTTAATACATTTTCCATTTTTGAACGCACCCCGCGTAAATCGTTCAATAGGTTGTCTTTCTCTTTCCTGCCTTCGGTTTTCTGAATATCCTTCATAAACTCTTCGCTAAGCATCTCAAAAGCTTCGTGCATATATGAAAGCACTTGTTTTTTGCTGCTGAACTTCTCAAAAGCTGTAGCATACTTCGCAGCCTGATCAGGAGTGATCTTTGGTTTTTTACCGTCGAGCAAATCGGCATAACTTTCGAGTATGGAGTTTCTAATTTCAGATAGAGCAATGATCTGACTCTTTTTGCTACGGTCAAAATCATAGTCGCGTATCCAACCGTCCAGTGTCCGTTTAGTTACATCACCCATGATATCGGAAATGGTTTGAGAGTCGAATCCTTTGCAATACATTCGCCGGGCTTGCTCAATTTTCATTTCTCGCTCAGCTTTAGTGAATTGTGCCATTTGTTTGATTTGTAGTTAGTTGTATTTTAGATAGTAGTTGTTTGAATTATAAACTATCATTGATTTAGATACAAAGGTTTTCCTTTTTTCTGTGGTTTTAAAATGTTTGATTTATAGTTGTTTGATTTTTCGACAGTAGTTGTTTGAAAACTGACTTACTACAAATCAAGCATTTTTTTCGTGTTTTTTTTTGGTTTTACTTTGCTCAAAATTTAGAACCAAAATGGCGAAACAAGAACGAAAATTACCGGATGGAGCTTTGATAATTCCATTTACTATATGTGATGAATCGGTTAATAGATATGGTTGGAGATTGCTTGTAGAAGGTGGTGATATTTCAGGATTTGAAAAAAATCCAGTTTGTTGTGTTCAGCATTCCACCTATATGATTCCGGTTGGTAAGTGGCTTGATCTAAAAAAAGAAAACGGATTATTCACAGGCTCTGTGGAATTTGACAGGAATGACGAAGATGCCGTGAAGCTTTACTGGAAGTATAAAGATGGCTACATGAGTGCTGTCAGCCTGAACATAATCCCAATTGAAGAGTCGGAAGACCCCAAATATATTATTTCCGGACAAACAAGGCGAACAGTCTTGAAATGGGACTTACTCGAAGTTTCGTTGGTCACAGTTCCAGGACAAAAAAATGCGGTAAAATTATCAACACCGGAAGGTGGCAAATATAAATTAGATTTAATCTCAAACACTCCAAAAATGGATAAAGTAGAAAAAACAGTTGAGCAAATGCAAGCCGAGCTTGCAGTCTCAAAACAATTAGCTGCCGACAATCTTGTGTTGCTACACAAAGAACGTGGCGTAGTTCAGGATACAGAAATTCCGTCACTCAAAAAGCTGGCATTCTCCGATTATGGTACTACCAGTGAGATGTTGAATGCCCGTGTGAAACCGGAAGCGCAGACACCCAGCACAGAAACTGCTGAAGCGAAAGCGGATGCATTGGTTGCTTTGCATTTTAACCGTGGTGCTATCACCGAACCGCAAAAAGGTATTTACCGTGCCGGAGCTATGTTGGATTACGATGGTACAAAAAAACAGCTTGAGCTCTTGAAGGGAGCTGATGGTTTGAACACTTTCGTGCTAGGTATGGGTGATGGAAAAGAAAAGGAAACTGACGAACGTGCCAAATGGACTTATCTGGACTATTACAAAAAAGATCATGAAGCATTGTCGGCCATGAAAAAAGATGATCCAGAACGATACAAGAAATTAGAGGCGAGTTTCTTGTCAGAAAGTCAGAAGTTGGGCATTTCCACCACCGTGGAGGAGTAAACGTCTTGCGAAGCCTGCGAAACATGTTGCGAAGTATTTTAAATAGGTATTAGTTTAATAAAAAACAAGGAAAGAAAGATGAAAAAGATTTTAAGCGTATTGTGTTTGCTACTTATTGGAGTAGTTACTGCATTTGGAGCGGCTTATGCTCCACAAATTGTCGGGACTGTATTGGCTACAGGACCGGTTGTGTTATCCACCCAGCAAATCGTATTTATGCGCTCTTTGCAAGAAGAGTATGTAAAAATTGATACATGGCTTAACGAGGCTCAAGATTTAAGCTCGTTTGTTGTCGATGGTCAAACATTACGATTCCCCGAAGCTGGTGCTGCTCCAGTAGTGTATAAAAATAGGACTACGGATATTGATAGTGTAGAGCCAACCGAAACAACTTACGATGTGTCATTGGATCATTACGACTCCCAAAACTACAAGATGCGTAATATCAATATGCATGCGTTACCATTCGATAAAATTCAATATTACACAAAGAAATCAGCTGAGGCTATTGTGTTGAAAGAAATAAATGATGCTGCTTATTCATTTGCTCCTTCCGATGCGGGTAATAAGCGTATTATTATTCCTACAACCGGTCCGGTACGCGCAGGATTAAAAACACTGATGTTGGAGGATGTATTGAACCTAGCAAGAATTTTGGATAAAGCCGGATTCCCTGGTGGACGTAACCTTGTGTTACCATCTGATTTGTGGTGGGATTTGGTTGAAAACAACACGATTCTTAAGGCTCAGCTTGGCATGCAGGCAAATACAGGTGTAATTAATCCTTCAGTGGTTGAATATTATAATTTCAAAATACACAAGGCCTCGGATAATAGTTTAGTTGCCTATGATATTACATCATCTGCCAAAGCAGCTCAGGGTGCAGTTATTATTGGTGACGTGGTGCCTGCTGGATTCGTTTTTTGTAAAGAAGAAGTATTCCGTGCCGGTGGTGCATTTGAAATGTTCCTAGTGAATAAATCCCAAAACACTGCTGGACGTGCTACTGAATTTGGATTTTCGCACAAATTTAAGTCGGATTTCACAAAAGATAGCCAGAAATATTCTGCAATGATTTATCAAGCTAAAGCATAATAGGGTTAGTTTTTCATAGGTTGGATAGCCACTTCGACTCAGTGATGAGTTGGAGTGGCTTAAATAAAACGAGATGAAAAGAAGCGATATAT